TGCAACACTAAGTGTAGATGGTTTGGCAGTATCATTAGTTTTTGTTGATTCAACTAAAGGTTGGATTGTAACAGATTCAGGTAATGAAAGTGATGCACCAACATCAAAGTATGTTACAGCAACAGGTGGAACAGTCGCAACTTGTGGTAATTTTAAAACTCATACATTCACAGGACCTGGAACTTTTTGTGTATCTTGTGCAGGAAATTCAGGTGGTTCGAATACAGTAGATTATTTAGTAGTCGCTGGAGGAGGTGCAGGTGGTAGTAATAGTGTACCTGGACCAGATGGTGCAGGTGGAGGTGGAGCAGGAGGTTTTAGATTATCAAACAGTTATGGTTCTCCAACGCCTCTAACTTCCCCTTTAGCAAACCCTACAGGTTTACCAGTTACAGCCACAGGATATCCGGTTACAGTAGGTGCAGGTGGAGCAGGTAAACCAAGTTCTTGTGCTGGCCCATTAGGTCCAACAGGTAGTGCGGCAACAGTAATTATAAGGTATAGGTTTAAATAATTATGGCTCACTTTGCAAAAATTTCTGAAGAAAATGTAGTTTTAGAAGTAGTTGTTGTAAATGATTCTGATATTTTAAATGCAGAAAATAAAGTTGATGAAACATTAGGTCAACAACATTTGGAAACTCATGCTAATTGGCCAGCAAATTTATGGATTCTAGCTAATGATGGTGAAGGATTTAGAGGTAATCCTGCTGGAACAGGCTCTACTTGGGATTCTGCTAATCAAATATTTTGGCCTGAAAAACCACATGCGTCATGGGTAAAAGATATTTCAACTGCTTCATGGAAATCACCTTTAGGGGATATGCCAGAGTTAACTGAAGAACAAAATTCACAAAACACAGCTAAAACTCATTTATGGGAATATTATTGGGATGAAGATGCTTATCAATCCGATAATTCAACTGGTTGGAAACTTAAAGATTATAAAGCATAATTAAGAGTTTTTTCTTTAAATATTTAACATAATATATTAAAAACTGTGCATAGTTGATATGCTGAAAAAAGTTTTATCAGAACAATCTTTGATTTATGGTGATGTTTCAATGCCAAAAGGTTTTGAAATAAATTCATTAGAGTTAGTAAAATCCATTTTTGATTCTTTATATAACAAACAAAGATTTACTTTTTGTAGAAGTTGGAGCAAACTTGATTCATATATAAGAGACTTTTCCAGAGTAAAATTTAAATTAAATCTTATCTGTAAAGACACTTGGGGCAGTGTTTATATTCCTAACGAGAAAACTGAGTCATTAATAAACGTTAATCCTAATAACTTATCAGACTCAGCTGATTTTACACTTTTATATGGTATTAACACTAAAGATTGTGAAGTTAGAATATTCTATGATAATAATAGAATAAAAGGTTGTAGTTGGAATATGCAGCTAAAAAATAATATGTTTGTAATGTTTCCATCAACTAATATGTATAGTATTGAAAATAAACAAAAAGACTCTTTAAACTTTATTCAAACTATAACTTATATAAATACGTAAATATAAAATGTTTAATAATTATTGGTTTTTTAAATCTGCTTTGCCCTCAAGAATATGTGATAATATAATTAGACATGCTTTGTCAAAAGCAGAAACCATGGCTAAAACGGGTGGATTTGAAAAAAAAGATTTATCTAAAGATGAAGTAAGAACTCTAAAAAAAATAAGAAACTCTGACTTAGTTTGGTTAAATGATCCTTGGATATATAAAGAAATTATTCCTTATATAGATGCAGCTAATAAAGATGCTGGTTGGAATTTTAAATGGGATTATTCAGAGGATTTACAATTCACTAAGTATAAATTAAATCAATATTATGATTGGCATGCAGATCAGTTTGGAGGTCCTTATAATGAACCACATACATTAAGACATGGTAAAATAAGGAAACTTTCTGTTACTTGTCAATTAACAGACGGTTCTGAATATGAAGGGGGTGAATTAGAATTTGATTTTAGAGATTATGACCCTAGTATGAGAGATGAATCAAAACATCTTAAAAAAGCTACGGAAATATTGTCTAAAGGTTCTATTATTGTATTTCCCTCTCATATATGGCATAGAGTTAAACCAGTAACAAAAGGTACAAGATATTCTTTAGTTTTATGGAATTTAGGATATCCTTGGAAATAACATGAAAATAGATGAATTTTTCAAAACACCTATACTAGTAGAAGAAAAAACTGAGTATTTAAAATCTTTAAATACAGCTTGTAATAAATACATCAAAGAAGCTAGGAAGAAAAATAAAGCACGAATTAAAAAAGATGGTGATTTTGGCATGTCTCACCATTCTACACCGTTATTAGATGATAACAATTTTTTAGATTTTAAAAAATTAGTAGGTCAAAAATCTTGGGATTTTTTACAATATCAAGGTTTTGACATGTCAAAGTATACTTTGATTTATTCGGAAATGTGGGTGCAAGAGTTTTCAAAAAATGGTGGTGGTCATCACTCTGCACATATTCATTGGAATCAACACGTGTCAGGATTTTACTTCTTAAAATGTTCAGAAAAAACTTCCTATCCAATTTTTCACGATCCAAGAGTAGGAGCTAGAGTTACAAAATTACATATGCGACCAGGATTGAAAGAAATCATGAATGGAGAGGAGCTTGTTCATTTTAAACCTAAACCTGGGTTATTAGTATTGTTTCCAGGATATTTGCAACACGAGTTTGCTGTTGATAACGGAAAAGAACCATTTAGATTTATTCATTTTAACTTACAAGCTATTCAAAAAGAAATAGTTAAAGACGGCTTTTAACAATGATTGAAATTTTCGACGATAAGATACCTTTTGTAGACAGGCAACATATTTATCATTTTTCAATTAACTCTAACTTTAAATTAGTAGGGTGGGCAGATAGAGATGATGTAGATATTGCAAAACAGGATTTACACTCTAATTGGTCTTTGGAAGATTTAAAAAGGAGCAAATTATATACCTACGTTCAAGATGCTTTTAAAAAATCAAAAAAATTTAAAAGTAAAATTCTATTTGATAAGTGTGTTTTAAATTTAGTAAAACCTAATGATTATTATTACCCACACACTCATAATAAAAAAAATACAGTGGCATTATATTATGTAAATTTAGATTGGAAACATCATTATGGAGGCGAAACTATCTTTTATGATAACGATTTAAAAAATATTACTTACACTAGTCCATATGTTCCAGGAAGGTTACTTTTATTTAAAGGTGATATACCACATGTAATTAAATCACAAACTATTAGTGGTCCGTCTTATAGATTTACCATATCAATATTTTTCAATAGTGATGAATGACATGAGTTTTAAAAAAAATAAATACGTAGTAATTAGAAAAGTTATATCAGAGGACTTAGCTATTTTTATTGCTAATTATTTTAGAATGCAAAAACAAGTTCATGACACTTGTAAACATACCAGATATTTTTCTCCGTTTGAAAACATATTAGGTGAGTATGAGGATAAGAGAACGGGACAAATACCAGATACATATTCACATTACGCAAATATTGTTATGGAAACTCTTCTTCTTAAGTGTCAACCAGATATGGAAAAAGCAACAGGGTTAAAATTATATCCAGCTTATACCTATGCAAGAATATATAAAAAAGGAGATGAACTCAAAAGACATAAAGATAGATTTAGCTGTGAAATATCGACAACCATGAATCTTGGTGGGGATGATTGGCCTATATACGTTGAGCCATCTGGAGAAAAAAACAAAAAAGGTATTAAAGTTGATTTAAAAAAAGGAGACATGTTAATTTACTCTGGTTGTGACTTAGAACATTGGCGTGAAAAATTTAAAGGCGAAGAATGCGTGCAAGTTTTTTTGCATTATAATAATCGTAAAACACCTGGAGCTAAAGAAAATATGTTTGATAGAAGACCACATTTAGGACTGCCCCATTGGTTCAAGAGATGATGGAATACCATAATATTTTTCCAGTTGTTATAGGTTTATGTGAAAACAAAAATCATAATTTAATAAAAGATAAATTAGTAACAGAGTGTAACATTTTAAAAACAAAAGTTACTAAGGGAGGGGATAATTGGGACGTATCTACTTTTAACACTTGCGGTAGTTATAATCTGACAGAAAATAAAAAATTTAACCTTTTACATAAATGGATCTTAAAACAAGTACAGGAATACATTATGAAGTTGGGTTATACTGACAATAAAGTAAAATGTGTTTCATCGTGGTTTAATATTTATAACCAATATGATTATCAAGAAAGGCATGAGCATTTACCTAATGATATATCTGCAATTTATTATTTAGAAACACCTAAAAATTCTGGAAATATAAAATTTAACAGTCATGAGCCAAGTGGAGTAAAATATTGTTTTTTACAAGATAACCCTTTAACTTGGAAGTCATATTGGATAAAGCCAAAACCAGGAATGCTTTTAATTTTTAAATCAAATTTATCTCATGAAGTACAACAAAATCGATCAAGTAAACAAAAAATATCAATGGCACTTAATTTTAAAATACTCTAATGGTAAAAATTATAAAAAATGCTTTAGATAAAGCAACTCATAAACAAATATTTGACTTAGTATCAGACAACTATAATTTTCCATTGTATTATAGTTCGGGTGTAGCTAATGAAAAATATAAGAATAAAGATTTTTTTTTCGTGCATACTTTTTATTATCATGAAAAAGAATTAAATAATCCTTACTTTAAATTTATTTGCTTACCTTTATTAGGTCTTATTAAATTTAAAAAATTATTAAGAGTAAAACTTAATTGTTATGTTAACCAAAAAGACCAAATAAAAC